TTTTTTTTTTTAAGAGTTCTATTATAGAACTAAGGTAGCTAAAAAGCTACCTATTTTGGGGAAAAGCTTAAGTGGTATAAGCTACTGGCTGTTAACCAGAAGATAGTAGGTTCGAGTCCTATTTCCCCAGCAGATGAACTTAGATAAAATATTAAAGTTTGTTACTTACAAAATGAATTATATAAACAAGTTAATAAGTAATAATACAGGTGTAAGCTCGAAGAATTTTTTTCTAGTAACAGTTACTTTAATAGGATTACTATTACTATTAGTACCAGTAATAGTACTACTGGTAGAAGTTTTTACTAATCATACTATTCAGACAGACTTAAATGGATTAGCAGCATATATAGGTGCTGTTGCTGGAGTCTTTGCTTCAGCAGGTATTACAAAAGCATGGTCTGAGAAATATGAACACAGAGATTCTTAATATGTAAAAGCTAAGATTAAAGAATATAATTAATATTAACTCTAAAAGTATTTGATTATGTTCAACATTATTAAAAAAGTATTCATGTGGTATTTAGATACCTCAATACAGATTTACAAACCTATGATAGATGCTGGGATAAATCCTTTTATGTAATCTATTATAGAGGGAATAGTACAAAGGGTACTATTACCCTGATGTTGGCGAGGGTTAATATAATAGTATAAAACTCCTATGGCGGAATTGGTAGACGCTAAATTAACTGCAATAGAGTACGTCCAACCTCTACATTAAACAATAAAGGGTTTCAAGACTGGAGAGTCTTGCGATGCAGGATTTGAACCTGTATACACTACCAATGAGGATATGGTGGAATGGTAGACACACTAGCCTTAGAAGCTAGTATTGAAATACATGTGAGAGTTCAAGTCTCTCTATCCTCACTTATAGTTAAGTATTGTTAATGCAGTGAAATAAAATTAGTTTTTGTTTGCTATTTATAAATAATTTATTTATCTTTGCAACTATAAACATAAAGGAAATATATGGCCACTAAGAACATGTCTGAAGAAGAACTCAAATGGAGAGCAGAAGAAGATGCTAGAACCATTGAGAGATACCAGGAAATAGTGAATGATAAACCAAGATTAGAAAGAGCTATGAAACAAGCTCAAAAAACTATAGATAACTTACAACAAAGAGCTGAGGCAATGTCTAAATCTTTAACAGGTCTTAAACATAATAAAAAGTAATTATGATAGTTGATGATAGTTCTAAGATAAAAAATATAATACCAAAATTTCCTGATATAACAAACAAAAGAGCTATTAAATCTCTGACTAAAATGTTTTACAATATAAGGGCTGATAAAGACAAGTTAGCTGAACTTAGAATGAAGGCTGACATATTAGAACAAGAATTAAAAGCAAAAGAAGCTGAATTTCATGCTAAGATGCAATTGTTTGACATTGAATTTGAAAAGAAAGAGATTAAGGAGATTAAAGAGACTGTTTACTTTGGAGTAAATAATCCTACAGATTATAGAAATACTAATATCACAGGGTGATGCAGAGGTAGCAATTTAGGCTCATAACCTAAAAGTCGTGGGTTCGAGTCCCACCCCTGTAACTATTAATTATTTTTTTTTTTTTTATGGAAGAGAATGAGAAGTATCTTAATGCTTATAGAGCAAATACTCTAACAGGATTGTTGGAAGCTTTGAATCAAGCAAATATAACAAAGGAAGATATAGTTGCCATTTATTATGGTGCTGGAGAACATATAGCAGTTATTCAGAAATAGATATAATATGGAGAAGTCAATAAAACCAATATCAGAGGAAGAATTCAAAGAAAAAATAAAAGATGTAGTTAAACATAATGAAGCTACTCTTGCAGAGGACTTTGAAAAAGGAATACTTCATTTAAGAGATTATAGTGGAGTTAAAAAGTTCAAGTCAATAAGAAGGGCCATTAGAAGAGGTCATGTTTCTATATTTGGAGATGTATATCCAAAGAGACCTTTTAAAAATATTTCAAGACCTAATGGTAGTGTAACCTATAACAAGAAGAGGATATATGAACAACTCAAACACAGAAACAAACAAACAGCCTAATGATTATAATTCAGAGCCAGTATTTTACTGTAAGAATTGTTTATCATTGAGAATTAGGACAGTACCTGGTTTAGAGGATGGAGAGTTCTGTGATGAGTGTAATTCAACAAGTGTAGGCCAATGCTCTATTGAAGAATGGAGAACAATGTACAAAGCTAAATATGGATTTGACTTCTTGGAGAAGTAATATTAATTAATAAATATAGCAATGGAAGAGAATAAAACAAAAAACAATGAGAATAAGAAACTTACTTATGAGCAACTAAACCAAGCTGCACAGCAAATTTCACAACAAGCAGAGGCTTTATACAAAGAAAACCAACAGCTAAAAGCAGCTCTTAACAGGCTTAGTATTCAAAATGGTTATACTGAACTTGGATTTAAATTCAAGGTAGTAGAGAACTCTACCATGTTCCCAAAAGAATTTGTTGAAAAGATTATCACTGAAATAGTAGATACTATGACAGGCACAAATGAAGAGCAGGAAGAAGAACAAGAAACTGTAGAAAAGGACAAGTAATATGAAGAAGAATGGGTTAAATAATATTATCAGAATACCCACTTCTTTAGAAAGCAAGTTTTTCAGATATTGGCTTGAATTCCTGGAACCTTTCCATCATTTAACCTCAAGAGAATTAGATATAGCAACTGCTTTTTTAAAACAAAGATATGAATTAAGTAAAGCTATTAGTGACACTAACATCTTGGATAGGGTTACTATGGGGGATGACACCAAGCAGAAAATAAAAGAAGAATGCAATATAACAACCCCTCACTTCCAAGTTATAATGGGCAAACTTAGAAAAGCCAGATTTATAATAGGTGACAGGATTAATCCTAGATTTATACCTTTAGGGCTTAATGAGGGTGATAATTCATTTAAGCTGTTATTATATTTTGACTTTAATACAGGAAGAGATTAATAGAATATCTCAGGAACTTGCATTGTCTGAGAAGTGTGTGGAGAATGCCTATAAAGCTTATTGGACTTTTATAAAAGAGACTATAGGACAATTACCTTTGAAAGAGGAATTAACAGAAGAAGAGTTTGGTAAGCTTAGAACAAACTTTAATATACCCAACTTAGGTAAGTTAAGTTGTACTTATAAAAGATGGTTGGGAGTTAAGAAACATCATAATAAAGAATGAATAATATAAATATAAAAGGAATTAAGCCTCTTAATAACCAGGTAATTACTACAGCAGAGGAGTATGATGAAGATGTAATGGCTGGTACAATTATTGATGCTAAACATACAAAAGGCACCTTAAAGGAATATCAAAAAGTAGTTGCTGTAGGACCAATGGTTAGGAGTATTGAAGTGGGGGACTTAGTAATGGTTAATCCTAAAAGGTTTGCCAAATGTAAACACCAACCTGGCTCTCTTAAAGATGGAGTCATTACAGACAACCCAGTAATAAGATATGATTTTCCTATTATTGAGATTGACCACACCAATCATTTATTCCTTCATGACCAGGATATTGACTTTGTGATTACTGATTTTGAGGAGGAACAAACTACTAATAATACAGGCAGTTTAATAGTTCCTGATACCAAAATTATACTATAAGATATAACCTATGAGGAATACTCATAGGTTTTTTTTGTTTAATACTATAGATATGATAAAGCTATTTAAATATGAAGGGTATCAGGTTGTTGTTGAGCCTGAAGCCTTAATGTTAAAACCATTCAAGGTTATATATAATAGAGATAGAAGTAAGAATAAAAGTACTGCAATGCAAGAACTAGCCTATATATATTTTATGTCTGACCCTAGAAGTGACTATCAGTACTTAGTTGACTCAGAAGATAGAAGTAAGGCTATCATAGATGGGGAAGGGATGCCAGATACTTGGAAACCAGATAGGCTTGTCTTAGCAGCTATAGAGTTTTACAAATCATTTAACCCTGCCTCTTCTCTACTTCTTGAGGATACAAGAGTGATGGTAGATAAGTTTAGGGCTAAGATTAGGGATTTGAATTTTGATGACTTAGAGGTAAAAGAATTAAAGGATGCTATTGGCATTGTAAAGCAAATACCTGGCCTTGTAAAAGATTTAGATGAAGCTGAAAGAGCTGTTTCTAAAGAAATTATTAGTGACACAAGAGCAAGAGGTTCTCAAACCAAATCATTATATGAAGATGGAGATTAATACAATATTAGAGTGTTTTAATAAGCATTTAGACAGTGAAAGATTAAAGTCTAATATAAAAGCTTCAGGACACTTTGTGTGTCATTCAAATTGGGAAAGAAGAATGGGCACATTAAAGGTAGCCAAGACTTATATTGACTTTCATAACAATGGAATTAATATCCCTGTAATAACTACTCAATATGCTACAAGTATGCCTGTAGGTCAAGAAGATATATTAGTACAAGAGTGTGAAAGGCGGACATTAATAAAGTTTATCCCTCACTATTATGAAAATCTTGATAATTTTATAAAAGGTACTTATGGAGATTAGTGATGATTTTTATATACCAACTAATGAATTTCAAACAGAGATAACAAAAGAATTTATGGAATCTATGCCTGATGAAGTTCAGCAATGGTTCTTAGAATTCATTGAGAATGTTGAGTTCATTAAAAGATTAATAAGTCCACATAGAAGAAGAGCTAAAGATTGTCCAAGGGATAAAGATAACAAGATAATAGTAGACATCACTAATCCTCATATATTAGAGGATATGGACTACTTTAGACCTATGGCTCTCTATTATAAAGAACATAATTGTTATACATACTTAAGACCTAATCCAAATCCAAATAGTGAATATAGAAAGATATTTGATGAGGAAAAAAGAAGATGTAGAGAAGGCTATGTAAGAGAGTCTGATGGTGAATGGGTTACAGGATATTTATATTGGTATCTTAATTATTGCCCTATTATGCTTACTAGAATAGAGGAGGGAACTAGTAGAGCATCCAGAGTTGAAGACTTCCCTGATATGTGGGAAGGTATATACTGGAGGTTCCATTACTTAGACCAAGCTAGAAATGAGGGTAAACATGCTATAGAATTAGCAAGGCGTGGTTGCAGTAAGTCCTTTAGCTTAGCTTCTATTATGGCCAAGAACTTAATATTAGGGGAAAATGAAAAGGCTAATAAGAGAGTTATGACTGTTCTTACTGCTTATCAAAAGGAATATCTTGGTGGTAAGGATGGTACTCTATCAAAGTTTGAACCTATGATAGACTTTGTAGCTGATAATACGGAGTTTCCAAGACTAAGACTTGCTAGTTCAATGAATGACATGACTTGGACTATGGGTTATAAGGATGAGTTTGGCAGAAAGAAAGGTAGTCTTAATACTGTTATTGGAGTATCATCTAAAGATGATGAAGGTAAGCTCAGAGGTAAGAGAGGTTATATACTATTTGAAGAGATGGGTTCTTTCCCTAATCTTATTAGCATCTATAATACTGTTAGATATGGTATGGAAGAGGGTAACTATACCTTCGGCTTAGCTTATTTAGTAGGTACAGCAGCAGAAGATGCTTCTGATTTTAGTTCTGCAAAAGAGTTATTATATAGTGCTGAGGGTTATCATATATATAATGTAGAGAATGTATATGATAAGCATGGTCAAGGTAAGAAGAGATTTGGTTACTTTTTCCCTTCCTATGTTAATAGAAAAGGCTGCATGAATAAAGATGGAGTATCTGATGTAGTTAAAGCTCTTAAACAGATATTAATGAATAGGTATAAAGCTAAATATAAATCAGCAGACCCTAATACTGTGATAAGAGTTATTGCAGAGATGCCTATAACTCCAGCAGAAGCTATTATTAAAATTAAATCTACTTCATTTCCTGTTCAAGCTTTAACAGAGAGATTATTGCAATTAGACTCTGATCCTAAAGCCTATGATGATGTATATGTAGGTAGTTTAGCCCAAGATGACAAAGGTAGTGTAGTTTTTAGAGCAAATAGTGATAGTCCCATAAGGGTATACCCTTTAAAAGATAACACTAGTAAAGGTGCTATTGAGATATTTGAAATGCCTCAAAAGAATCATAATGGAAAAATATATGATAATAGGTATATACTAGGGCATGACCCAGTAGACAATGACCAAGCAGATTCAAACTCTCTATCATCTACTTTTGTATTAGATTTATTTACTGATAGAATAGTAGCAGAATATACAGGTAGACAATCATTTGCTGATGAAAACTATGAGATAGTTAGATTACTATGTTTATTCTATAATGGCAGGTGTCTGTATGAATCTAATAAAAAAGGTATATATTCATACTTTGCAAAAATGAGTTGTTTGCATTTACTTGCAGACACTCCTGAATACCTTAGAGACAAACAACTTGTTAAGTATTCAAGTTTTGGTAGTAATGCTAAAGGTGTAAATGCTTCAGCTGCAATTAACTTATATGCCAATGAAAGAATAAAAGATTGGTTGTTAAAACCAATTCCTACAATAACACAAGAGGATGGGGAAGACAAACAAGTAATGATTCCTAATTTATATAGGATTAGAAATAGAGCTTTACTCCAAGAGCTTATTGCTTTTACCCCTGAAATAAATGTTGATAGAATTAGGGCATTAGGTATGGTTATGTTATATAGAGAGGAAAAGATGATTCTATATAATGGGAATATAAGTCAAGATAAATTTGACAAGGCAGATGCTAATGACCTTAGTAACGATGATTTCTTTAAGAGAAATTATGACTATAGATAATTAATAATAAAGTACACTTGCACTAAATAAATTTGTTTAATGCTTGTGTACTTTATTCTTTTTATTTATCTTTGCAATAAATTTAATATAAGAATTTATAAAAGTAAAATATATGAGTGAGGTAGTACAATTCCCAGCTCAACAGATACCTTTTAGTAGAAAGAATAAAGCATGGAGGAAGCAATGCCTAGATTGGGCAGACTCAAAGACTTTCTTTAACTATAGTCCTGTTAGAAATTCAGTAATTCATAAAAAGATTAATTATGATTTAGTGAATGGAAAATTACATATACAGGACCTTGAGCTTATACTTAATCCTGAACAAGTAAAAGAGAAGTTTACTCCTAGTTCTATTCAACATTACCCTATTATAAATAGTAAACTAAATGTACTTAGGGGTGAGGAAAGTAAGAGAGTATTTGACTTCAAAGTAATAGTCACTAATCCTAATGCTATTTCTGAAAAGGAGAATAATAAGAAAGAGCAGGTCTACTCAATGCTACAACAATTAGTAGCTAACCAATCTCAGAGTGAAGAAGAATATCAGAATAACCTTAATAAACTAGGGGATTACTTTACTTATGAGTGGCAAGATATGAGAGAGGTAAGAGCTAACAGTATTCTTAATCACTATGTTAAGGAATATGATATGCCCCTTATATTTAATGAAGGGTTTATGGATGCTCTAACTATTGGGGAGGAAATTTATCAATGTGATATTAGGGGAGGAGAACCAGTTATAGAGAGAGTTAATCCTCTCAAAATAAGAGTATTTAAGTCTGGTTTTAGTAACAAGATTGAAGATGCTGATATTATACTCCTTGAAGACTATTGGTCTCCTGCTAAGATAATTGATTCTTACTATGATGTATTAACCGCAAAGGATAGGGAATACATAGAAAATGGTCCTCCTACTACTCTTGGTAGTACTAACAGTGTTGGGGAAAGAGATGAGAGACTAGGATTTATCAATAATCATATGTTAGATGATGTTATTGATAATGATGAAATGTTTTTTGACCCCCTTAATATGTTTAGTGGTGCTAATAGTTCTTTGCTTCCATATGATGTTGCTGGAAATATTAGAGTTCTAAGGATGTATTGGAAGTCAAGAAGGAAAATAAAGAAGGTTAAATCCTATGACCCAGAGACAGGTGAGGAAACCTATAACTTCTACCCTGAGAACTATATAATAGATAAGGATAGGGGAGAGGAAGAATGGATATATTATATTAATGAGGCTTGGGAAGGAACTAAGATAGGTGAGGATATTTATGTTAATATGAGACCAAGGCCTGTTCAGTATAATAGACTAAGCAATCCTTCAAGGTGTCACTTTGGCATTGTAGGCTCAATATACAATCTAAATGATGATAAGCCATTTAGTATGGTTGATATGATGAAACCCTATAACTATATGTATGATGCTATACATGATAGACTTAATAAGGTTATAGCAAGAAATTGGGGCAAGATAGTTCAATTAGACCTTGCTAAAGTACCTAAGGGTTGGAATATAGATAAATGGCTTTACTATGCTAAACATAATAACTTAGCTGTAATTGACAGTTTCAAAGAAGGTAATATAGGTGCAGCTACTGGTAAGTTAGCTGGAGCCATGAGTGGTACTTCGGGAGTTATTGACGCAGAACTTGGTAATGTAATACAAGGATATATATCAACACTTGAATATATTAAATCAGAAATGTCTGATGTAGTTGGTATTACTAGACAAAGAGAAGGCCAAATTAGTAATAGAGAAACAGTTGGTGGTGTTGAAAGAGCCACTTTACAATCATCATATATTACAGAATGGGTATTCACTATACATGAAGATGTTAAGAGAAGAGTACTTGAATGTTTTCTTGAAACAGCTAAGATAGCTCTCAAAGGTAGGAAAGAGAAATTTCAGTATATATTATCTGATGGCTCAATGAGAGTTACAGATGTAGATGGTGATGAATTTGCAGAAGCAGATTATGGCCTACTTGTTGATAATGGAAATGGAGTACAAGAGCTGAATCAGAAACTTGATATGCTTGCTCAGGCAGCATTACAGAATCAAACTATTAACTTCTCTACTATAATGAAGCTCTATTCATCAGCATCTCTTATTGAGAAACAGAGACTTGTTGAAAAGAATGAAAATGATATTAGGGAAGCTCAAGAACAAGCTCAACAGCAACAATTAAAGGCTCAGCAAGAACAAGCTCAAATGATGGCTCAGGCTAAAGAACTTGAAACTAAGCAAAGAGAGGAAGCTAATATCAGAGATAATGAAACTAAAGTGCTTGTTGCTAACATCACAGCTGAAGGCTATGTAAAAGCTTACAATGATGATGGCATAGAAGACACTTATAGTGAGAAAGATAAGGCTAAACTTGCTGAAGAGATAAGACAGTTTGATAAGAGATTAGCTCTTGATAAAGAAAAGCTTGAATTGGAAAAGCGTAAAGCTGAGCAAAGTAATTCTATAAAGAGAGCACAACTCAAGAAAAAGAATTAATAACACATAACTATGGGCAAGATAAGAGTTATAAAAGAGGGTAATCTCAGAGGTACTACTAATAGTCCTAATGATAAAATATACCCTGTTACTACATCAGAAGCAGTTTATGTACCTGGTGTTGGCAAACTTACAGAGCATGTTCACCCTAGAATAATAGTTTCTGAAACTGAAATGGATGAACTTATCGCTAATGGACAGCTTAAAGAAGGATATGATTATGCAACTTTTGAAGATGAATAATTATGTTATATGATGGTAAAAATAATCATAAAGAAATAAATAGTATGGTACTTGGTGGTAAAAGAATCACTAAGTATTATACTATTATAAACCACACAGCAAGACTTATTTGGGAAGGCATTAGAAGCTGCTTTGGCAGTGGATGGTGGTTAAACAATAAGCCTTGGGTTAATAATGAAGGTTGGAAAAATTAAATTATACACTATGACAAAAAGGAATAAAAAAGTCAGCTATAACTCAATCCCTACTATAAAAGAGGATTGGGGTCTTGACAGCAGAAATAACTTACCTTATAGCGGTGAGTCTGTTCAGGCTTTTATTAAGAAAGCTATTAATTCTAAAATTGGGTATAGAAAAACTTCTGAAAAGAGAGAGCCAGATGGATATTTTCATACTAGAAGTTTTGCAGATGAGGAAAACTATAGATTATGGGAGAGTGATCCCAGTTCACATCACTCTTTACTACTTTTAGATGAAATTCTTCCTGACACTCATGAACAAGGAGCTAGTTATGTATTAAACTTAGAAACTAAATCTAACCAAAATCTGATAGTAGCTACAGATGATACTGTAAGATTAAGATTAAAATTTACTTCTCAAATATATAATCCTATCACTAAAACTACTGAAGATACAGGAGAGTCAGGAGTTCTCACTATAGAGAGAAAAACTAAAGGGTCTAATACTTGGAATAGAGTGGCCTCTCAGCCTATAATGTCTGTTAGTAAAGACAGTACTGAATACCAAGATATTGATATTTCTAACTATCTTGAATTAGGAGACCAACAAATAAGAGTAGTAGTTAGAGGAGATAGTAGTAATGAATCTTCAAGATATATATCTTTCTTTAGTGTAATTAAAACCTCATTGTCACTTAAATTTGCTAATCAATGGGAATTGCCTATAACAGGAGATACATTATATTTGCAATATTATATACAAGGTGCTGTAGCTAAAACTTTGCATATTAGAGTTTATGGTATTTCAGGTTCATCTTATAGAGAACTGTTATTTCCTTTAGGAGCTACAATATATAATGAGACCCCTAAAGTAGTAAGGTTAATTGATACTGAAAGAGATGAGGTCAAAGTTTTAGAACATGGAGTTCACAAGGTAGAAGCTTGGTTAACAGTTGACGGCAGTGATATTAGTACTGATAAAGTATATTCTCAGATAATGGTGGAATCTGACACTTCAGATATGACTCCATTTATTATTGTAAATGACTTAAAAACTTCTGTTAACAATTATACTGAGAATGTATTATTTAAGTATAGTATCTATAACCCTAAGAAGAATGGTACTGATTTAGTATTTAAATTTAATAATTATAATGATACTACTACTTATGTTTCTTACCCAGTAAATAATGTACCAAACAATACAGTTACAGCATTTACTAATACTTTTGAGATTGAGAGTGATCTTAAATCTATTAATGCCTACCTTAATATATTACATAATAATATTAACTTAATAGCTCCTATAGGTGTAACTATAGATAACTCAAATAATTTTGCCTTTACTAAAGGAGCTGATTTTATTCTTAATCCTAAACTCAGAAGTAATAATGAATCTGATGTTAATACTATAATTAACTCTGTTAATAACAGTATTATCCTATCTAGTTTTAATAACTTTGGTTTTACTAATGATGGTTGGGTTGAAGATGAACAAGGTACAAAATGTTTAAGAGTACCTGTAGGAAGGACTGTGGAAATTCAATATGAAGCTTTCAGTGATTTTATTCAAAACTTTCAGAATGCTTCTCTAACTATTGAATTGGATTTCAAGACCAAGTATGTAAGTGACCCTTCTTTACCTGTTATTAAAATGTGTTCTTATACTGATGATATTCCTGTAGGATTTGAACTAAGACCTACAGAAGCAGTATTTATGACCAAAAATAAAAAGGTAAGAAGAGACCAAGATGTGATGTTCCAAGAGGGGGTAAGAACTCATATGGCTATTAACATCATTAATAATATAGCTGATTCAGGAGTAAATCTTATCAGAATATTTATTAATGGAGTTGTAAATAGAGAAATAGATTATCTTACTAATGACTCATTCTTAAATATAATAGGAGGAGTTGCTACCTCACAAGGTGTTAGAATAGGTTCACAAGGAGCTAATATAGATGTTTATGGTATAAGAGTTTATAAGAAGCAATTATCTGTTGCAGATATTATGCAAAACTATATAGCTACCTTACCAACAGTTGAAGCTAAGATGGCCTTTAAGGCTGCTAATGATATTATAGGTGATAATGGTACTATATCTTATAGTAAGGCGTTAGATAAGTATAATTGCTTAGTATGGACAGGTCATGTTCCTTCTTACATTAATAAAGCTTCAAGTAGTAAAGGAGGTACTTTACAAATTCATATTAAAGGAGATACTACTCATTCTGGAGTAATCAATAATATGAGTATAAAGGGGCAAGGTTCTTCATCAAGAGGTTATTGGAAGTGGAATCATCAATATGGATTTAATTCAGATTCTCAGTTTATATCTGAAGATGGTAATACTACTATAAAAGGAGCTTATAGATTGACTACTGATGTGCCAGCTGCTAAGAAGTTAGTAGCTAAATTAAATTGGGCTTCATCAATGCAAAGTCATAAATTGGGGGAAACTAATGCCTATAATGATTTATGGAAAAGAATTGTAGGTAATAATGACATTACTAAAACTAGTGGCTTTGAGAATTGTAGAGTAGCTATAACCCAAAAGCCTTTCTTATATTTTGTTAAGGAATCCCCTAATGATGAGCCTACATTTTATGGTATTATAACTTTTGGTCCTGCAAAGGCAGATAAACCTACTTTTGGATATGATAAAAATCATTTTCCTGATTTCTTAATGTTGGAAGGCTCTGACAATGGTAAACCTCTTACTGAATGTAGAGTACCTTGGATGGAAGATGAAGTATCATATTCTGAGAATGAGGAAGCTTACATATATAATGGAGAATTATCTTGGGATTATGATATGGGAAATCAGGAGTCTCTACCCTACTTTATTAGGGCTTTTAACTTTGTGTTCCAGCATTCAATTAGAATAGCTCCTCATGAAGGTAATTATACAGCCTTGAAGACCGATAATACTCTAAGTAAGTTTACTCAATATTGGATTACTGAGGATGAAGGGGATCATAAGAAGTTTGATTTATTTAGATGGGATTATATTACTAACTCTTGGGTAAGTGCCTCAACTGCCAAGGAAGCAGGAAGATATATTAGATTTAACATTAATGAACAATGTGGTAATATTGCTTCTGGAATAAATTGGAGGAGTATTAATGATTTATTCATAAATGCAAGAATTAGATTAGTAAGAGAAAATTTAAGTAACTATTTTAATCTTACTGACTTATTCTTCTCTATGATGGAAATGAAGAAAGTAGGAGCTTCAGATAATAGATGTAAAAATATATATCCTTATCTAGACCCTGTTACTCATACTATAAGATGGTACCAAGATGATGTAGACACTATTTTATTAACAGATAATGTAGGAAGAAAGAATAAACCTTATTATGTAGAAGAGCATGATAAAGACTCTTTAGGTAATTATTACTGGAATGGAGAGAGCAATAATCTATTTAATTTGGTAGAAGCTGCATATCCAGATGAGCTTAGAACTATGATGAAAACCATATTAACTACTATGGCTGAAATCAGTGGTTCTCCTTCTAAATTTATGCAGGAATATTTCTTTAAAGTACAGGAGTATATCCCAGCAATTGCCTACAATGAAACTGCTAAATTATTATATGAAGATGCAGCTAAAGCTGTTTTAAGAGGAGCTTATGCTAATGCTACTCCTCCAATATCTCAATCTTTAGGAGACCAATTACAAGCAGAAAGACAATGGTGGAAGATGAGGGAAATTTATATTTCTTCTTATGCAAGCTATGGAGAATTTGATGTAAGAGGTAATAACTCTCTAATGTTTAGGTCTGTTAAACCTGATTATGAAGAGCATGCTGCCTATAATTTTAATCTAGTACCTGCAATGTGGTTGTATGTACAAGGAGGTGTAGGACAAACTATGTTCTATGGTACTGGTAAAGTAAGACCTAAGAGAGTAAAAGCAGGAGAATTGTTTAAACTGGGAGAAATAACAGCTGACGGTAATACGGATATATTTATTAATGGAGCCAATTATTATAAATCCTTTGGCAATTTTGCATCAGTTTCTTTAGGAGAAACTTTTCAATTGTTAGGAGAAAGTCTAGAAAAATTTGAAGTAATTAATGATTCAGGTACTGTAGACTTTAAACCACAAAGGCTTATTGTAAATTGCCCTACTCTTAAAGTGTTTAGGCTTGAAAATGTGCCATATTTACAAGGGGCTTTAGATTTAAGTGGTTCTAATTTCTTGGAGTCTATTAATATTAATAACTCTAATATTAATGCTGTACTTTTGCCTTCTACTCCTACTTTAAAAGATATAGTATTGTCTGGAACTATCAAGGAGTTAATTCTTCATGACTTACCCAATCTAATTAATGACCACTTAGTGTTAAGTAATTGGGGAGCTTTAGAAACTATAGATATAGCTGGATGTCCTAAATTAGATTCTTTGGCAGTTATTACCCAAGCTATTAAGAGTAAAGCTCCTTTACATAAAGTAGTAGCTCCTAATATTAATTGGGTAATTAGTGACTTAGAAGTATTTAACAAACTCTTGGAAAGTGATTCTACTTTATCAGGTAAAATAACACTGAGAGGTATTAATGTAGATATAAATACTAAATTAAAGATGATCTCTAAATGGGGAGACATAGACGATGTTAATAATAAGTTACACATTAATTACCCCATAGCTAATATTTCTGATGTAACATTAGAGTATGATAGATACTACAGAGAACCAGGTAAATACAATATTAAGGTAACAACTAATGTAGGAAATAATGTAGCAAAAGTAGAATGGAACATTAGTAATAATAAGTGGGCTACTATTAATAGAACTACAGGAGAGTTAATAGTTACCTCTGTAGGACTTTATTCAGATGTTCCTGTACCTGAAGCTACAGTAACTTGTGTACTAACAAAGAGTTCAGGGGAAAGGTTAACTAAATCTATTAGAGTGTGCTTCTATGAGAAGAAAGCTGCCATAGGGGACATAGTATATGCTGATGGAAGTTTCTCGGATAAATTAGATAAAGATAAAACTCCTATAGGTGTTTGTTTTTATATAAATCCTGAGAATGAGAAAGATAGAAGAATGATGACCTTTGAAGATATGCCTACTACTCCTTGGGGTATTTGGCCAGCAAATTCAGCTTTAGATGCTACTGGTATATATAATTTAAAATTAGCAGATTCTCCTAGTTATAATTGTTATCAAGTTCCTAATATAGCTTATCCAGCTTCTGCTGATAATGTAAGTGTCAAAACAGGTTACTATGGAGGGGCACATACAGATTCTCAAGGATTTACAGTGTTTAATCCTCCTCATGTATTTAGTACTCCTTTTACTATGAGAGTGCCATTTAAAGAAGGTTTATACAATTATTCTCATGGAGATGTAATTCCTACAGGATTATATGAGACTTTGTTAATTCTTAAACATAGGGATAAAATATTATCAGATAGTGGAATTAATTTACCTATTCCTGCTGCTAATAATGTAGCTTCAGAAATGACTAATTTAGGGGACCTGTTAATTCAGATTACTAGTAGTAAGGGACAGCAATATACTCAGTTATATTATCCTATTATTTCAACTTGTCATGCTTATGAGCCTAAAGTTAAGAATGGAGAAAAATTAGCAGATAAATTCAAAGCTGGTAATTGGTGGGCACCTTCTATAATAGAAGTGTGCAGGTTTATGCACTATATTTATTTAGGAGCTAATAGTTCACAGTCTGAAGATTTTACAACTGTTTTAGACAATAATATGATAAAGTTTACTAGTGGATGGTTTGCATCTACTTCTCAATATGCTGCACCTTTCTATTTGCAGTTTAATAGAATTGCAGGTATAATTAATATATTGGGACATAAATTACATTCAGCATTTACTAAAGCAGTTGCTAATTTTTAAAATTTAAAAGTTATGACTATAAGAGGAACATTAAAACCTGCTCTATTTTCTTATAAGGTAGAGATAGGGCAAAGGATTGCTACTTTCTGCAGTTTCATAGAGGAAACCCCAGAAGGGTTTAAATGGAAGGAATATACCTTACCTCCTGAAGTTTGGAATTATGATGCTATAGTTAATGCTATTATTTCTGAAGAATATGGACTAGATAAAATGCAAGCTATAGTGAATAATTACCTACTAGACCCTGGAGATGTTACTATTAAGGCTGAATTTGCTCAGATGCAGGATTTTAGAAAATTAGCAAAGGAGAAAGCTTTAGAGATACTTAAATATGTAGAAGATAATAATTTGTGGTAAGTTAAACAAGAAGGGAGTGACATTTTCTCCCTTCTTGTTTATTTATAATTTATTATTATAGACAGATACTTAATATGATGACATTCAGATGAATAGTATAAAAAATTACATAATTCTTTTATTAACTGTTTTACTAATAGGTGGACTTAGTACTGCTGTTGTTAATTATAAGAGAGCATTAGCTTATAGAAATAAATATGAGATAGCTAAAGCTAATGAAAAAGCTTATAACATAAGTCTAAGCAATGATAAGACTAAAGCAATTGTATTACAGGAAACTTTAGACAACTTGAGAATTTCTAATGATTCCTTAGTAAAAGAGTTACTTCTAATACAGAAAAAAAGAAAGATAAAAGATAAAAATATTAAATATATGTCTTATCAAATTTCTAATATCACTAAGACTGATACTATTATTTTAAAAGACACTATATTTACTAATAAGATAAAGATAGACACTCTAATAACAGATAAGTGGTATTCTGTGAATTTAGGACTAAGTTATCCTAACATTGTGAAAGTAACCCCTAAATTTAAAAGTGAGAGGTATGTATTAATCAGTGCTAAAAAAGAACCTATAAATAAACCTTCTAAGATATTCTTTATAAGATGGTTTCAGAAGAAGCATACTGTGGTTAATGTAGATATTGAAGAGAAGAATCCTTATATTAACATGACTAATCAAAAATATATTAAGATTATAGACAAATGGTAAGTAATGAAGTAATAATTGCTGTAATAGGAGTAATCTCTACTATAATAAGTGGTTGGGTATCTTGGTTTTTTTCAAGAAAAAAATATGATAGTGAAGTAGATTCAGTACTTATAGAAAATATGAAACATTCTCTTGAATTTTATAAATCATTAGCTGATGATAATAAGGAGAGACTATTAGAACTTCAAGAGAATAATGATGATTTGAGGAGAGAAGTAAATGAACTCAGAACACAGGTATTTAAACTTATGGCTCAAATATATGATGCTAGTGGAGACAGTACTATTTTATCTACAACTGTAAAGAAAAGAGTTAAGAATGAACATAGAAGTAATAAGAAAACATTTTAAGCCTTCTTATACAATAGGGAAATTATTTATAAATGGTGAATATTTTTGTGATACTCTTGAAGACACTGACAGAGGACTCACTGATACTATGACTGAAGAAGACATTCTTAAGGTTAAAGTAAAGGGGAATACTTGTATTCCTTATGGAAAGTATGAGATAACTTTAAATATTAAGAGTCCTAAATATAGTAATTTCACTAAATATAAATATGCAGCTTTTGCTGAAGGTAAGATACCTAGACTATTAAATGTAAAGGGATTTGAAGGTATTTTAATTCATGCTGGAAATACAGCAGATCATACAGATGGCTGTATACTAGTAGGTGAAAACAAAGTTAAAGGACAGGTTATTAATAGTCAGGCTACTTGGGTAAACTTATATAAGTTAATGAAGGCAGCTAATGATAAAAAGGAACCAATTACTATTACTATACATAACTAAAGTTAAGTAAAAGGTTTATAGGATATAACAATTTTATTTATAATATTGTACATCCTATAGACTTTATTTAACTTTGCATTAGTTTAGCAAAACTAATATAGGAGAAATATAAATATGGAAGGATTAGATTTAGACAATATCCTTGATGAGACAGAGATAAGTCTTTTCAATGATACAGGTAAACAGGAAAATACTCCTCCTGCAAATGAACCTTCAGAAGAAGGTAATGAAGAGAGTAAAAATAATGAAGGAACAAACACTGCTGAGGTTGACCCAGACTCATTATTTGGAGAAGGTAAATCAGAGAGCGTAGGTGGTGAAGAACAAAATAATGAGGAAAAGGAAGACCCTGAATCTGATGAAGGTAAAGGTACTTCTCCTAACACTGATTTCTTCTCTTCCATTGCTGAAGCCTTGACAGAGGAGGGGGTACTTCCAAACCTTGATGAAGAAGCTATCAAGAAAATTAAGACACCAGAAGACCTTAGAAAAGCCATTGATGACCATATTAAGTCAAATCTCAATGAGCAACAGCAAAGGGTTATTGACGCGCTTAACAATAATGTTGAGCCAGATGCTATAAGACAATATGAAGGTGTACTTAGTTATCTTGATGGTATAAAGGAAGAAGACCTTAAATCTGAAGGTGAACAGTTTGAAAATCTTAGGTCTAGGCTGATATATCAAGACTTTATAAATAGAGGTTTTGATAAAGCTAGAGCTGAAAGAGAAGTTAAAAAAGCACTTGATAATGGTACTGATATTGAGGATGCTATTGAAGCCCTTAATAGCAATAAGTCATTTTACAAGGATAGCTATAATAAACTTCTTGAAGATGCTAAGACTACACAAAAGGAAGAAGAGAATAAGAGAAAAGCAAGAGCCACTAAGCTAAAAGACAGTATTTTTGATGATAATCAAAAGTTCTTTGGGGAGATTACTTTGGACAATGCTACTAAACAGAAGGTATTTGACAGTATATCAAAGCCTATTTATAAAGACCCTGAGACAGGGGAATTTTATACAGCAGTGCAAAAGTTTGAATCTGAACATAGTGATGAGTTTCTTGCAAAGTTAGGTCTTATTTTTACACTTACTGATGGCTTTAAGAACTTAGATGGTTTAGTTAAAAGTAAGGTAAATAAAGAAGTAAAAAGAGGTTTAAGAGACCTTGAAGGTAAGATAAACAATACTTCAAGAGACAGCTATGGTAATCTTAGATTTAGCTCAGGAGTAGATGATAAGGAATCTTACCTTGGTAAGGGAATTAGACTTGCACTATAACTAATGAAAATAATTTTTAATTAATTAAATTTATGGCTGTAAATTTGCTAGGTAAATTTCAAACCAGAGAGTTTTCTTATTGGAAAGGCTTGACAAAGGATAACCACCTTGGTGCTATTTTTCAGAAGGCACCACAGAAAGCTACTAACTTGATGGTTCAACTTTTAGCTTACCAGAGAGGTAAGACACTTGACACTCTGCTTAATCAGTTCCCAACAAGAGAGTTTGAGA